CAGGGCTGGGGAACAATATAAGTACAGCCTTTACTTAGGTGAAGAAATATCAAAAAACTTGCTGCAAAAAAGCCGTGAACTTGTTAAATTTACCAATATCGAGTTAGAGGAAATGATACTGGATTTTAGTAAAAAGGTAAAAAAACTGACTTGATGTTTCTTGTATAATTGTTCTTTGTTTTGAAAAGGGGCGGGGTTTTACCTTGCCCTTTTTTTTATTAATAATTTTTTTGTAACTTTACTTTATGGAACAATATACAAAAGTAGAACTCTGGGGCAAGGTCCAAGAGCTACAACAACAGTTAGAAGAAGCTAAACAACAATTAATCTTAAAAACAAAGCAATGAGCAAAGTAACCAGCATTAATCAAAAGCTGTTTAATCTACAGCAAGAAATTGGCACTATTAGTAAAGATGCCACTAACCCATTTTACAAGTCCAAGTATTTTGATATTAACTCTTTAATTAAGCAGTTAAGCCCATTACTTAAAAAGCACAAGCTTTTATTATTACAACCAATTATAGATGATGAGGTTTTTTCAAAACTAATTTGCATTGAAACAGATCAAAGCACGTTTTCATCATTAAAGCTACCTGATATAAATGATCCGCAAAAGCTTGGATCTTGCATTACATTTTTTAGAAGATACACCCTTGCCAGTTTGTTAGGCTTGCAGGCAGTTGATGACGATGCAAATGCAACTGTACAAAAAGAGCAAAAGTGGTTAAACGTAAATACACCAGAATACAGCAGGGCAATTGAGTTTCTTAAAAATGGTGGCACAATAGCACAAATAGAAATGAAGTACAGTTTATCAGGAAAAGTAAAAAATGAATTATCAAAATTGCAAAATTAAAAAAGTATATTTTACAACTAAATACAATAATAAATTAATAAAAGTAGAATTATGGAAATCACAGGAAGCATTAAAAGTATCGAAGATGTTGTTTCAGGAGTTTCAAAAGCTGGCAACGAATGGCAAAAAAGAACAATTATTGTAACAACTGGAGGCGATTACCCGCAGCACTTGCCAATTGACTTTTGGGGTAAAGCAGTTACAGCCCTAGATGCTTTTAAGGTAGGCAACCCAGTAAAAGCTTATATAAATTTAAAAAGCAGGGAAAACAATGGTAAGCACTACCCTAGCATCAACGGGTGGAAAATTGAAAACTATATAGCTGAGCATACTAACGAAGCACAGCAGCCAGATAGAGAAGTAGTATCAACGCAGCCAACTGACGAAGGGCTGCCATTTTAATAACAGGGGGGGTTTTTACCCCCTTTTTTTATACCTTTATGAAAAGTTTAGCAGAAGGAGAAGAAATGCCAATGGATTTTTGGAATTACAAAGTGAACCCAATAGTTGGCTTTTACATTGAAAAAGAAGAAGGATTAACAAAAAGAATGGAAAAAAAATACTGGCAAACAAGTAAACCAATATGATAGCACAAGCGAACAAGTTACAAGAAAAAATATTAGATATAAAATATGGCAGAGTCAAAGAAGGCATTAAAATAGGTGTGCCTGAGATAGATGAACATATAAGGTTTAAAAAGAATCTGTTGATAGCAATAGGCCACGCGAACGTAGGAAAGACAACAACCTTAATATATTTCTACGTGCTTTGGGCAAGGAAGCACGGTTTAAAGTTTGTTATATGGTCAAGCGAAAACACCCCAGAATCAATACTTAGAAAAATTATTGAGTTTTATATGGGCAAGCCAATACAAACAGCAACAGATGCAGAAATTAGCAATGCTGTTAGCTGGGCTAATAAACAATTTAAGATAATCGACGTTGAGGACTTATACACCTACAAGCAATTACTAAAAGAGGCACAGCAAATAAAAGATGCTTGGGACTATGATGGTTTGCTTATTGACCCCTACAACAGTTTAGCTAAGGATGCGTCTATATTAAAAATGGTTGGCAACGCACACGAGTACGACTACCAAGTGTTAAGCGAGTTAAGAATATTTACAAAGCAAAATAATATACAAATTTGCGTAAATGCACACGGTGTAACCTCAGCACTGAGGCAGGTACACCACTCAGGCCACCAATACGAAGGCTTAACGAGGCCACTTGCTATGAGTGATGCAGAGGGCGGTAGCAAGATTAGTTCAAGGGCTGACGACATATGGTGTATCCATAGATACGTTGCACACCAAAGCGACTGGATGTTTTCCCATATCCACGTTTTAAAAGTTAAGGAAAATGAAACTGGAGGCCGCCCAACAACTTTTGAAGATCCAATACAATTAAGAATGAAAGTTAATAATGTAGGCTTTGAGTTTATGGGTACAGATTTAATGAAATATAAAAGTAAGATACAAAAGCTAAACGTATGACTATGATCGTTTTTTTATTGGTTGTTGCGTTTGTTTTTGTTGTTATTGGGCAATACAAGCAAGCCGAGATAATAATAAGCCCTATAAAAGGGATTATGTTTGGTTTTTTGTACCATAAAGATGAATACGAAGATGTAAACGAATATACCCTGCAATGCCTTTTAGGGGTGTTGAGTGTAAACGTAATATGGACAGAAGCCCTGAATGGTTAGCAAAGGTTGCTGAAAGGCACAAAGAATGGATTGCTATTGTTAAAAGCTTTGGCGAGTATAATTATGCCGAAGATATTGTTCAGGAGTGTTATATAACTTTATACAAATATACTGATGAAGAAAAAATTATTAGAGGCGGGGTTGTTAGTCGTGGATATATGTATTTTACTTTACGATCAATTTATTACCAGTATTACAATAGTAAGAAAAAAATTAACAAAGTTTCAATTGATGATCAAGCGCATCCAATCCAAATACCGAACGATAGTCAAATGGATGAACAAGTAGCGTTTCATAAAATATGCACAATGATAGACAACCATATTGAATCTTGGAGGTGGTACGAGAAGAAGCTGTTCACCTTATACAGGGACACCGATTTAAGTATTAGGGGCATTGCAAGGGAAACAAATATAAGCTGGGTAAGTATATTTAATACATTAAAACACGCAAAGCAAGATATTAGAAACAAGTTTCAGGAAGATTACATAGATTACAAAAATAAAGATTATGACAGAATTTAAAGGTGACAAGCGAACTAAAGCTTACAAGGAATGGAAAGCAAAGCACAAACAAGCTAGCGAGGGCCTTGGCGACACGGTTGAAAAGATTACGACTGCAACTGGTATTAAGAAGGCAGTTAAGTTTTTAGCTGGTGAGGACTGCGGTTGCGATGAACGGAAGGAAAAGCTTAATAGGATGTTTAGGTATAAAAAGCCTGAGTGTTTTACAGAAGAAGAATTTAACCTTGTACAAATGGCCGTAGACACCAAAAAGAATAAGTTTACCACACAAGAGCAAGAAACGTATAAAAATATATATGAGCGCATATTTAAAACAAAGGTTGATTGCACACCTTGCAGCTTTGCTAAAGTTGTTTGGAAAGATTTAAAAGCAGTTTATAACGAGTACGTTTGAACGAGAAAGAACTTTTTGAATACCTTGTTAGCTGCTGTTACCCTGACTTAGTTTTAGCTAAAAGCAAGATGAGCCGATGGGATTGTTACAGCCCAAAAACTTTCCACAGGATAGAGCTTAAATGCAGGGGCAAGCATTATGATACTTTGCTTATTGAAAAGAAAAAGTATGATGCTATGATACAAAAGTGTAACGATAATTTAGATATACCTATGTATATAAATTACACCCCAAAAGGAATATATAGATTTAATTTATATATTGTGCAGCCAAAGTGGGAAATACAATACCACAATAAAACAACAGAATTTAATAATACAAACAAAGTGCCTAAAGAGATTGCAATGCTGCCTGTAATAGACGCTGAGGTAATTAAAACAATTTACGATGAACAAGAAAATAGAAAACCTAAAGGAAATTGAGTATTACACAAACTATAACCTTGTAGGAGAAGTGATACTTAGCTTAAAGAAAAAGTACCCAGATAACGAAAAAATTGATGAAGCCACAAGAGCGATGACTCACATTGGTTTTTATGTACAAAATTTAATACAAGACAGGTACTACTATGACAAATCAATGAGCGAGTACAGGGCTGACAAAACAAGAGCAATAGAAAGGGCAAGGCGGGCCGATGCAAAGGTGCAAGAGCTACAAAAGTTATTACAAGCATATAAAAAGAAAGATGAGTTAGGTATATGAGTGATTCGGTTAGTAAATATTTTGAAATGCTGGAAAGCAGCGGTTACGTATCAGATAGAACAGATGGCATAAGTAACGACAAGGACCCTATTGTTGAGGCAATAAAGTTTGAGTTTGACCAGCGAAGCAGGTTAGGCCAACAAAAATACGGCACAACTTTAGCGGAAAGCGATGCTGACTTTTTAGAATGGTTGCAGCACGCTAAGGAAGAAGCTATGGACTTTGCCTTGTATTGCCAAAAGATGATAGTATTATTAAAAAACAAACGTTACGATGAAGGAAAGCAAAATAATTAAGATGCAAAAGGATATTAATATCTTGCAGCAGGTTGTATATGTATTGCTTGACAGGGTT